ATTTCTCTTCTACTAGGAGAAATGTCTTTGATATAAAGTTGATAATCAGGATTACCCGCAGTATTTCTAATGAAATTATAACTCGCAACATGGTTACCTAAATTAATATTTGAAACTGAAAAATCTTGAAGTGTATTTAATAATATATTTTTATTAAATGCAATCGTATAACTACTATTGTATTGTTTATAACTGTAATTTAAAGTTGTATTATCAACATCTTTATATGTTTTATTTAATACTGTATATGTTGTTGAAACAGGTAAATATTGCCATATATTAATATTACCTTCAATATCATATACACTAAATTCAACTATGTCTTGTTCCGAATTTCCAAAATAATATTCTTGAAATGGTACATCAACAAATGTATCCAAATCATTTTGTAAAAAGTAAGAACCGCTATTAAGCGATCCACTGTTAGATGATATTGTTGGAAATGGAAATGCCATAAATTATTCGTTTTCAGATTTTAAATTAAATGGAAATTCATTGGAAAAATCTTCTAGTTTATTTCCTTGTTTTAATTTAATTCTCAATTGTACTATTAAATCTCTTGCCGCACTTAATTGTGATTTTGATGAATCGGATTGTACTTCGTCAACCAATTGATTTAACTTTTCTTTCAAATCTTGATTTTCATACAATACTTTATTGTATTCAGTTAAGAAAGATTGATCAAATACTTGTTTTTGAATCTTAGGTTCTGTTTGTATTTCAGTAATACCTACATCATATAAATTTTCAATTTCATCCTTCTTATAATTAAAATTTATTAAAGGAAATGCAATGTATTGTTCATTTGCGTCACTTGAACTAATATATAAATTTACATTTCCAAATTCATCAATATTATTAGTGAATTGGCCTGTTAATAAAAAGTCATTGATTTGCGATTTTATACTCATCTTGATACTTTAAATATGTTTCCATTATCAAATATTACGATTTCACCGTTGATTTCTGTTTTTATTAAAATTCTATAATATCGTTCTACGGGTAAACCAGTTGTATCCAATCTGAAATAATGAATTGCACCATCACAACTTAATTTTGTATAATCATCAAAATCAATTACGAAATTTTCACTTTCATTATCTTTAATAGCATAATAAGATTCGGTGGGTAATAAACTTGAACTTAAATATTGACTTTGTTGATATCCTTTAACAAAGTTCTTTAGTGGTGCCTTTTCTCTCGCAAATATGTTTATACGAGGTACACTTCCAAACTTATATTCTCTACCCACATTCTTTACAACTACTGTATATGGATTAAATCCTGTTAAAGACACCAAACTGCCTGTGGAATATACACTATCATCCCATTTAACATCCAAATATGGTTGATAAATAGTATTTGTTTCTTTACTAAAAAATCTAATAGATGAATTTATATCATTAGCTTGAACCAATTCAAGTGAACTAACTAAAATAAATCCATTATTAGGAACACATCCACATATCCAACTTTTAACTATTGATGTAACATCCATATAAATGTCGGATGTACTATAAGAATATGATTGTGAACAAATCAACGAACTACCACTCAATGATGATGAACAAAATGATGATATATACTTTGATCCACTGGAAATATTATAAAATGATGAAGATGTACTAGATGTAGGTTGTAAATATGTAGATGGAACATTATAAAACCAAGTAGCTCCCCCGTTTTGGAATGATGATGATCCCAAACTTGATGTCAATAAATAATCACTGAAATTATAAGTTGATGTAGATGATGTAGATGAATACCATAAACTAGATGTATTTTGCGTAGTATTGTAATACCAACTAGCACCAAAACTACCAATTCCATCAGTGTCATATCTTCCTATACCCATATCCCAACTTTTACTTATGGGATATGCATAAATATTATAATCTAAAGGCACTTCACTTGTAGAAGAAGCCTTTAATTTTAAGAAAAATTTAGATCCATTATTTATATCTCCCGTTAACAGAGAACTTGAAATATCGGTCAAATCAAACTTAATTAAAATTCTACTAAATTCCGGATCATTAGTGAATGTTGTAGTTGGATTGTAAACACTCTGTGTTCCTTGTAAAGTTCCATTAATACACCCATTAAAATTAGTTAAAGATCCACTTGCAAAGAAAATTGAACCTGTAAAAGATCCTACTATACTTCCACTTATACTACCTGTTACAGTACCATTATAATTAGTTAAATTTGATGTAATTGGTATACCCGCACCATATGTTCCTGATACATATCCATTATAATTAGTTGATCTAAATTGTGAAGATCCACTGACATATATATTTGATGATTCTGCTGCGCCTGATATATAACTTCCAGAAACACTTCCAATATAATTTAATACATCGAACGTCGAATAACTGCCAGAAAGACTGGCTGAAGTATAAAATGCAACGTTACTTATTAATTGATTTTGTGCTTTTAATTCTAAAATTTCATCAATTCCAAAATTTTTATCGGCATAACCTACCTCGTTAGTTATGAATGTGTCTTGTTTTGGAAATATAAATGTGTGCATACTCTATTATATAAATATAAGTATGAAATTTATAAGACTTTTAATGATAAATTTATTAAATTACAGCACCTCTAATATCATTATCTGGAAATTTAACTTCAAATACTGATGGATCTAAAGATGGATATATAATCTTATTATGTGTTGCTTCGGATAAATTATATTCATGTGGTGAATAATTTCCATCATTTTGATTAAGATTTTTAAATACTACTTCAGATATAGACTGTACCCCTTCAACTTTCGCCAATTCTAATTCTAATTGATTAATATTAATTGGCTGATTAAAATACCATTTATCAACATTAAAGAAATCTTTTGCTTTTTGTAGACATTGATCTAAAACTTCCTTTTTATTAAAATTATTATATACTAATATTTTAAAATCTACTCCTATATTGATAATATAACCGTCAATAATATTGATACTATCAGATATAATCTTATATTTTTGTAAATAATGTCTGATATTATATACCAATGCGTCATTGGTTTGTGTCAAGTTTTTATTTGAATTATAACTCAAAACATATAAATTTAAACTAAATGGATTAGAAACATCAAAATTCACTTTTCTAAAGTTATTTTCCAAACTATTATTAATCAATGTTGTTTGATTTTCATTGTTTACAAATCCATTTAATAATGTTTGATTTGTAGAAATTGATAAATCTGAATTTGGTATCACCATTACTTTTGCAATGGAACCAAATCTTGGTGGTATAGAATATATTCTGGAAATATAATCATCTACTGTTACTGTTCTATTTTGTGAACCAAAATTAGCCAAAGCATTTTTTCGGATTTCTTCTACACTTTCTTCATTTTGTCCACCAACTGCTGGATTTGGATTGGATATTCTAAATGAATTTTTAACAGTAGTTAATAATGAATTTTGAGAAGGATTTAATCCTGATACATCGTTTAGAAATGTAACAGATGATATATTCTTAATGGTATCAGATGGTGAATTTGATGTTAAACCACCACCAACTAAATATTGTACTGTTAATACTGTATTAGATGGTGATTGTCCAAATGTTTCAGAATTTAATAATTTACTAGTATCATAATTTAAATTTAAGTTACTAATATTGTTTAATCCGATACCAACTAATTCAGAATTTGGATATATTACTTCATCTGATGTTGCATCTGTACCCGCACCAAATTCAAGATATGTTGTATTATTTGCAGTAACATTTACAACAAACTTTCTTGATGTTTTAAAACTTTTAATTAACTTAGGAACTTCAGATGAATATTGAACATAACTATTATTAGTAAAACTAGTATTTTCTGTTTCTGTAAATATTAAATCTTGTGCCAAATAATCAACTTCATACCATTTATTGTTATCACTATCTTTTACATCAATAATATCAATTACATTATTTTCAGACAATGATATTTTATAAAATGGTACAGATGCACCTACTGTAAATGATGATGTAGTAATCTTACCGGCAATAACTTTTGTTGATTTCTTTAATAAGAAAAATTGTGGTATTCCATAATTATCTCTTGAATAAACAGTCACTTCTCTAGGAGAAAACTTACTATCAAGCGAAAAATCAACAGGATCAGTCGTTATAAAACTTACACCGCTTTCATTAGATACTTCCATATACTCTCTTATCTTAAGAGCATAGTTGTTATCTGGAATATAGTTGTTATTAGAATCCTTAATAGAAGGAATTAATTGATATAAATCAATATTTGTAGTAGAAGATTTAGTAGGTTTTGTTTTGTAACCAAGATAATTTGCTAATGCAAGAACATTTTTTCTTTCTTCTGCATATGGCATTAAACTTTCTTTGAATTGATAATCTGTATAATATGAAAGAACATCTCCAATATAAGATGCCATTTCAATAAACATCATACCTGGAGATGCATCACTAAAATCTTTATATGTTCGTGGAAAATATGTTTTTGAATATTCAATTAAAGACGTTTTAAAAGAAGAAAAGTCTCTATTAAGATACTTAATTTCTCTACGAGAACTATTAAAAGACTTTTGTATAATGTCTGCCATAATTAAATATTATTTTGATTAACTGTCAAATTAAGTGTATCCGTTTGATTATTAACCGTAAATTGTATTTTTATATATAATATATAACTATCTGTAAGTTCATTTTTTTCTTGATTTGATATACCAATATCTATTTTATTTACAGTAACACCTGGTACATAATTGTTAATTTCATCTGTGATGATTTGTTTAACTATATCAGGAGAATCTTGTAAATTTTGTTCAAATAGATATTCTTGTAAACCAGAACCAAAATTAGGATTCATTCGTCTTTCACCTTTTTTGGTTCTCAACAAATTAGTAATATTGGCTTTTACTTGGGTTAAAGTATCATAACTTTGCTCAAAGTATCCATTTCTGCCAATTTGAAGTGGTAATGTTAGTCCTATAGGATTCATATTATTCCATTGATACCATACCGGAACCTATAGATCCAGTTTGTTTCTTTTTATCAACGGCTTTCATTAAACTTCTAAAATCTCTGTTAATCACATTCATCACTTTACCTTGTTCTTCTGTTACAGGAGCAACTGGTTGTGATGTTTCTATAGATTCATTCACCTGCATGCCAGCAAATGCTTGAGATTTAAATATAGAATCCAGACCAACCATTGAACTTTCACTTGGTATTTTTACAACAGTTTGATTCAAAATTTCATTCAAAATAGGATTACTTGAATACTTTTTAATTTCTTTTGGTTTTTGAACCGATTCTTTTACTACAGTTTTGGTTGCAACAATAGATTCTGTAACAGTAGATTCATTAGATCGAATCGTACTTGATTGTTTTCCGGACAATACTTCAGACAATATTTTAGGAATCAAAGAAGGTAATGTTTTGTCCAATTCTTCTCTAATTATACTTCTAATTATTTCTTTTAATTCATTACTTTTCATACGCTATATAAT